TCTTTGAATATTGATTTGAATAAATTTATTAAAGAAATAGTTAATGCCTTCAGGTGATAGTTCCCAACAATTTTTTGCGTCAAATATTTTATAATGATCATCATAACCATAAATTAAATGTGGTTTATATTCATGGTTAAAGTGTTTTGAATAAACAGCAGTTTGAATACAATGCGTAAATTGTGGAGAATTAATTTTTTGTGGTCTTACATAAGTGTATGGTTTTTTCTTTTGTGTTAGTGGGTTTGGGTTCTTTTTAACTGAACCAAATCTATTCTTATGTTCTGAAAACATTTTAAGTTCATCATTAAAACAATCAATATAACCTTCACAAGCTACACCTAAAGTCTTCTTCATATATTGTTCATCATACCAATCAGAAAAAGGCTTTTCTTTATCCCAACCTTTAGGAAAAGATTTGCCTGATATTTCTTTTACTGCGTCTAAATGATTTTGAACATACCCTACTATTCTATCTGCTAAAAATTCTGATTTGGCTTTGTCGTTTTCTGCGTAGTTTTTACCTTTAATAAAGTTTCTAAACTTAGCTTCAACATCTTCTATTTTATATATGCCAATCAATATAGCTTGAAAGTAATCATGGACAAAAGTACCTGCATTAAAACTAATACTATCAGCTTCTTTTTTAAATTCTAAATGTTTGGAAAGATGATACTTTAAAAAGTACATCCAATTACTTAGTGTTGTTTGGCTACATGAGATTGTTGATTTATTAAAATCCCCTTGTGTCCAAGCTATGTCTGTAAATCTTTCTTTTTGAATACCCTTCATTTACAATCTATTTACAGATTGTTTATAAATAAGTCAATATAAGAATTGATTAAATTTAATTTATATTATACTGATTTGGGATAAGTATGGAGCTTGAAAAAATACAGTTAAATTGGGAAGAAATATTGTCAGGTGGTTTAACTGGAATGTTAAGGCAGACAGAGAGCATGAGACAGAATATAAGTTGGGGTCATAATGCTAACTTCAACCTGTACGATAAATGGGGTATGACCATTTCAGGTTCTTTATGTGAGATGGCTTTAGCTAAAAAGATGTCGTCTTATTTTGGACATACTGTAAATAATTTTCATGGCTCAGATTTAATCATAGACAATAAATGTGTCCAAGTTAGGTCTCAGCTTATGACTAAAAAAACCAATAATCTTATCATAAGACAAGGTTATAAGAAAACTGATTATTACTTTCTTGTTGGAGACGATACCCCTACATATAGATTTTTCGGCTACATTCCACCACTAGATATAGAAAAACATGGTCAATGGACTAACTTTAATAAAACTGATAGACCTTATGTTTGGTCAGTTCCCATTGATAAACTTAAACCATTAAAGCAATTTAAATATGAAAAGCACACCTACAAATAAAGCCTTCTTTAAACTGGAGCATGAATTACTGGACAACATGGTTCTTAAACCAGTTGAGAAGTGCCTTTTAATGCTCCTCACAAGGCTCAGGACAGCTCCTAATGGTTGTTGTCCTAGTCATACCTATCTAAAGAGAAGATTGGCGATTAAACATAAGAATACTTTAATTAGGCATTTGGACAGACTACAATTATTTGGCTATATTACATGGTTAAATAGGGGGAAGAATAAGACTAATAAATATTACTTTAGAGATGATGAAGATTTTCAATCTATTATTACAAGAAACATTAATTTAAGAAAGAAAATGTCATTACAGCAAAAAGAATTATATGAGGAAAGAAGATTGAGAAAAGGAATAAATACTAACAAAGTTATTCTTATTAACAGTAAGAAGATATAGTTTTGGGAGGTATAAAAATTGTACCTATAGGGGTATAAAAACTATACCTGAATAAAGATATACTATTAATATATACTAGTTAGCAGTTATGGAAAATAAGCAGTTTAAGTATCTTTTAGATAAAGTTAGAAAGTCTTCCAATGTAGCCTATAATTTGGCTATTAGAAGGAATAAAGCTAATAAGCCAAAAAACCCCCCCCTGATTAACTTACTTAGACATTTAGATAATCAGAATACACCTGAAATAGTTATAGACAGAATAGTCATGGAATATTGGGAAGCTGTTGAAAAAGACCCAAAGTTTGAGAAAGATATTGCAGATAAAATCAGGATCAAGTATAGTGGCAAAGTTTAGACACAATATCTAGGTATTAAAAAACAGTATCTCAATACTGTTCGGATCTAGCCAGTTATTTCTTACCCTTTCAAATACTGGCTAATCCTCCTTAACTAATTTAGTGTAGCTTCTTCTCTATCAGCTTTAGCTTGAATAACTTTATGTGAAGTTATTGATTGAAGTTTCTCATTCAAACTATCTTTTACAGTATGAATACAAGTTTTATCTAACCACCTATAAAGACATTGTTCAACAACCCAGCTCATAATTAAAGTAAATTCTACACCATCTGCTTTAATTTTTTTCCATTTTTTACTAGCTTCAACCGACATCATGGCTTCATCTAGCTTCTTCATAACTAAGCTATGTAGCTTAATTAAGTCTTGTTCTTTTTGCTTTTTGCTTTTTCTCATTTACCCCTCCTTTATGTTTTCTTCTTTTTCTAATACTAATTCAAGGTCATGTTTTGAACAATCCATTCTTGAATGCAGCCCAATCATTTCTTTATCTAAATCAGAAATAACACAATGGCTTCTATCCTTAGTTGGAGCTTGTAAAACAAACCCATGAATACCCTTTACAGTATGATAAACAATATCCCCTTTTTTAATCATAGTAGTCTTCTTCTAGTTTTCTAGGATCAATATTATATTTCTTAATTAATTTATTATATAAACCATACTTCCCCTTTTCCCTGCATTTCTTAATTAAGCTCAATAGTTTAAATATAAAAAATGTATTTTTATTCATTGTTTTCCTTTCCATAATTTATGTTTTTTCTTGTTTCTTCTTCTAACCAAAGTATAAAAGCTGTTTTGATCTCATAAGTATCAATAGCTGCTTCAATTTTAATCAAAGAACCCTTGTGCTTCCCTTCGTTTTCTTCTTCTTTCATTATCCCTTCTTTTCTTCTCATTGACTTTAAGACTAATTGCAAAGACAATAATTGTCAATAGCAATAATTGAAAACCTTTGTCAGCTATCATATTAAAAAATACTTCTTTCATCATGTGATCACCTCTATTAGTGTTAAAAAAATAACTACTTGCATGGCTATATATAATAACCAATGCAAATAGTTTTTTGTAGGTTCAAACTTCATTGTTTTACTATTTTAAAATCATATAAATTGCATTCCATATTATGTTCATGGCAAGTTTTTATATGATCTTTTATTTGTGCTTTTGCTTCTTCAAGTGTTTGAAATTTATCTCCATTCCAAATACTTTCCCAACCAAATAAAGTTTTATTTAATACTTGATATTTCATTATATTCCGTTCCTTTCATTTAAGATTGATTGCTCATACATTATTGCAAATTCTAAACCATAGAAAAGCAAGAAGTACATGAACGCAAAAAATATTATTCCTTCAATTATTGTTTTCATATTTCCCCTTTAATTATATTGTGGTAATTGCAGCCAAAATTTAACAATAAAGAAAATAAACATTGTTAAACCTAAAGCCAAGTTGATGTGTATTGCTATGACTAAGCCTAGAAAAGCCATAGCAAAGTGAAGTGCAAATATAAATGATTTAAGCATCAAGCAACCTCCTTTTTTTCGTTGTTACCTAGCCAAGTATAAGCTGCATTACTAAGTCTTTCATAAATAGCCATTCTTATTATATCATGAACACTAGGATTTTGAGGTAGTAATCCTGTGTCGTCTACGTTGGCTAATGTATGATCGCTTGATAATGCTTCTATTAGATCATAATTATATATTGGAACATAACCATCAGCATACTCAGTTATTAAATCACTAGGATATTCATGTTCTAATATTTCTTTTTTATTGTCGTTTAACTCATCAACTAGGTCTTTTTCTAATTGGTGCATTGTTGTTTTATCGCTCATTGTTTTCCCCTTTCTTTTGTTGTGGGGGTTGTGACACCCCCTTTAATATTAACATGAAACAATTTCTTCAATTTCATGCCTTTTTCCATATTTTTCTAAAATATGATCAGCAACAGACTGCCAATTTCTGTTTTTAAATAATGACAAATCTAAGTCAAAATCTTCAGCGAAGAATTGGTCATCATCAGTAGTAATCATGAAAGCTGATGTTTCATGAATTGGGCTGTAACAAAATATTGTTCCATCCCCAGTAGTTTTTTTTATTACAATTTTATCAGTCATTTTTTTCCCTTTCTTTTGTTAGTTTTTTGTATATATTCATAATACAAGTAAATTTATAAAGATTTGTAAATTAATTGTCAATAGATAAGATTAAATAAATATCATGGCTAATAAAATAAAATTCAATCAATCGACAATAGAATATGTAATCTCTCAGGTTGCAATCGGTAGAAGTATAAAGAAGATCCTTGAAGATGAAGAAGTTAATGCTAGTTGGGAAGGCTGGAGAAAGTTATTACACAAAAAACCAGCTGTTAAAAAAGAATATGAATTAGCACAACAGGACGGAATTGATTACTTGTTGTCTTCTTGTACTGATCAGCTTCAAAGTACAATTAATGAATTTAAAATAAATGGCAAAGGCGATCTTGCAATATCTCACTTAATTAAGGAGATTGTTGGTTTAACTAAATGGAAAGCAAGCCATTTAATTACTAAATATTCTAATAAAACTAATGTTTCTTTATCAAATCATAATGATAAACCTTTAGTTGTTAAGTGGCAGAAATAAACTCAATCATTAAATAAGCTAAGTAAATCAATGTTAAGGTGTGTTTTCTTCGTACCTTCTTGCACAAAGTTGCCTATCAATCATATAGAAATAAAAAAAAATATATCTCAGCTACAGATTGAACAACACTAATGCAGATTGTTTTTTTCTAGTGTTAGGTTGTTCTGAGAATTTATGATTATGACTACTAATTGGAAGTTGCGTTGTTTTTAGGGGGGTTTTAGAAAGACCCCATACGCTAAAATTTTTTTAACGCTGGTTGTTATTACGTTAGGAGGTATGTATAGTTAAATTACAAGGCTTTTTATGGAAGATTACAAATCAAAGATTTATGCAATAGTTCTTATCTCAGAGAAGACTAATACTGTCTCAGTTCACTTTGACGGATTTGAAGATTCTTATGATGCTAAAGACTTTAGCAATTATCTTATGGAAGAACTAAATATAGAAGACTTGAATAATCCTAAAAATCATACTATTCACTAAGGTATGGGGGTTTTGTTTTTAAATGTCTGAAATTGTTATTCCTTATACACCTAGAAAGTTGCAAAAAATTTTGCACAAACAAATG